GCTCCGCTAAATAAGAAGTTTCCTGCTGTTGAGTTATCCCAGGATGTGAAGAATGTTGCATCTTCTGAGCCTGCGATGTTTGTCCAAGAAACGTCAGCATCGGATGTAAGTCCACCGGCTGTTGCTGCGCTGAATGAAACTGATTGACGTGTTGTCTCTGTTGCAGGGTTGCCTGTGCCGTTTGCTCCTGGATCGCCTATGTGTAGTTTCACATAAACGTTGGCTGCTGAGTAAGCGGTGGCATTGCCTACGGCGTCAAGAAATTTGTTTGCAAGGTAAGTGCTTAGACCTGTTGCCATTATTCTTCCCCTTCAACAAATTCTTCAATGACTTCAACGATCAAGTTGTTTTCATCTCGGATAATCTTCTTACGAACTCGTTTGCGCTCGATTGTGTTTGTCACATTTACTGTTGGCGCATCAACGCTGACGTTTGGCGCTTCGACAGTTACGTTTGGTGATTCAAGCATAACCATCGCTGGTTCAATTGTTACGTTTGGAGCTGCAACATTGACGGTTGGTTCTGGAACTTGTACAACCATGTGCGGCTGTTCGCTGCGTGCTTCTCTTGAATTGACTTCGTACAGCGATGTTGGATCTGCTGGATCGATTGTTGATATCTGCTGGAGTTGCGTTGATGGAAGGCCTGTGTGTGTCATCTCTGGCAATCCAACCGCTTCTGTTACTGACTTTGGCTCGAAGCCGACCTGAATAAGTGATGAAGCGATCTCTGCTCGTAGCTTGAGTCCTACATCGCGTGCGTCTGCTGCGTCGATGTTTTGTAGTGGCACTCGGTACTGATCGCCGGCTTCGCCAAGCGGTGCCAAGTCTTCTACGGCTCGCACGTCGTTCAGTGATAAGAATCCTTCGCGTAGGCCCTTTGTGTAAGCGTCGAAGCGCTCCAGGGTGGTTCCTCGTAGAAGTGCATCCAGGTTGAACTTGATGAAGCCTTCTGGCTCTGGCAGCAATTGAGAAAGTGCTTGCTCCAAGCGTTCCAATAATGGGCGAAGGCTGTGTTGAACGAATGAAAGGTTTTGTGCTTCAACGCTGGCAAATGACATCGCTCCTGCGACCGGATGTCCTAGAAGGCTGATCGGTACTCGGAATAATCTGGCGATGTCTTCTACGTTGAAGCGGCGTGCCTCTAGCAGCTGTGCGTCGGCTGCATTAAGTGTTAGCGGTCTAAATGTTGCTCCGCCAGAAAGGATGCCGATCTTGCCTGCTCTGTATGGGCCTGTGTGTGTGATGTTCCAATCGCGGCCAATATCGCCTGCCTGCTCTTCTGTGAGCTCGTTTGGCACTTCGATCACGCCGCCTGGATTCGCAGCGTTTCCAAAGTAGGCGGCTGCGTATGTGTCTGCTGCCATCGCTGCGCCGATCGTAAGTCGAGCAGCTGCGATTGGGCCTAATCCATAAAGTGATCCTGGAAGGCGAAACATTGGAATGTGAAGCATTTCCTTGCTAGTCAAGATTCGAGAATATGCTCCTACTGAATCGCGCATCTTGTAAAGAATTGGCTCGCCTGGTACTGGTCGTTCAATTCGAATGTCATCTGGATGAACACAATAGAGTTCTTGTACTTCGTCCATGTCGTCACGAACTGTCAGAATGAAAGCGTTGCCATGAATGTTAAGTGATGAAATAACTTGCTCGAAGAACTCCAGGCGTGTTGCTTCTGGGTTCGGCTTGTTGATCCATGCTGGCTGCTGACCAAATGCTGAAATGTATGAGATGCGGTTTCTGCCGCGTCGAACGTATGCGCCTAGTGGCAATGATGAAATCGTATCGCCGAGTAATCGCACGCATGCATAAACTGTTGACATGCGAATGGCAGAGTCTGCGTTGACGTCGATGCCTGATGGTGCCATGTATGCAGGGCGTCCTGGAATAAGCGGCTCAACCCATTGACTGTTGTTTGTGCGCTTCTCGCCTGATTCTCGTAGTCGCTTTGATAAACTCATTAGTTAACCTTTTCTGTAATCCAGATTAAGAAAGATCCTAGTGCAATCAATGCCACCGGAAGTGAAAGCATCGCCAATCCTACTGTTGCGCAGGCTACGCCTGTCACTTCTGCCATCAATGAGAAGTCTATTTTTTTCATTTTGCTCCTAAAGTTGAACCGAGAAGTATCTAGCCACAGGCGGTTTTGGTTCTGGTGGTTGCGTTGCTCTGTCGTATCCGAAGATTGCTGCCACGGCCGCATCGACTTTTCTCTTCGAACTTGCTTTGGCAACCATAACGCCACGAGATGATTGCTTCGTGACGCAGTTTGTTATGTGTCTTGCCATTCTTTCATCGCCATCGTGAGTGAAGCTTTGATTCACTACGGCTTCGTAGAATTTTTGCGTTGCTGGAACCATGCGCTCTGCGCTGTTTGGGTAAGAGACGACTGGCATTCCTTGCTCATCTAGAACCATGAAGGTGCGCTGCCATCGTGCCGGGTCGAAGACGATCTCTTTGGTTTGGAAGTTGCTGTTCCTGAATGTGTCGATGATCGTCTGTTCAACTTCGGCCACCGGCACGTGCCATCCCTGTTCTGCATCGTCTGGTCGTTCCCAGATTCCTACAACCATCAAGTGCGGTTTGTCTCCGCCAAGTAGCCATGCGATTAAGGCTGTGCTGTCATTTGAGAAGGCTCCGTCAAATGCCAGGATAACTTCTTCGCCTTGTTCTGGAGTTCGCTCTGTATCGATCAATGCTTCCCAGGCCCCTGTTGGCAACCATGCCGTTGCTGTTGAGACGAAGCAGTTTGTTCTCTTTGTTCTGAACTCTGCTTCTGGAGTTCGAAGCACCGCGCTCTCAAAATCCTCCGCATCGACGATATCGCCGAATCCGGGATTCGATTCGATCCAGAGTTGTTTGTCTCTGTGGTCTGCTTCTGGATTGTTTGGTTCCCACCAAGCGAAGAAGAAAGATGGATCTACGAGTTCGCCCTTTACGAGCTTCTGTCCGTATTGATAAAGCGAATAGCACAGACTGTCTTGTCCGTTTGCTTGTGTTTTTACTCCTGCTGTTGTTATGCCGAGAAGAAGTGAGTCGGCGCGTGCTCCGCCTGCGAGCGACATAACATCCCAGAGTTCGCGGTTTGGCTGCGCGTGTACTTCGTCAAAGATTACGATCGGTGAAGGGTTGAGTCCTTCTTTCGTATATGCCTCTGCTGATAGTGCGCGGTAGACGGATCCTTTGTCTTTGTATTCGATCACATCTCGATAAAGTGTAAACATCGAAGAGAGTTCTTGGTCAAGTTCAACCATGCGCTTTGCTGTTCCGAATACGATGCGAGCCTGATCTCTATCTGCTGCGCATGAATAAATTTCTGATCCGTTGCCGCCTAGTGTCAGCGCGGATAATCCTGCCGATGCTGCAAGCGCAGATTTTCCATTCTTACGTGCCATTCCAATCAGGGCGACTCTGTGTTTGAATCTGACGTCTGCTCTGCGTGCTAGTGCGTGATTGAGAAGTTCCTTCTGCCATTCTCGCAGCTCGAGAAGTTGTCCTGCTGGTGCTGCTACTGAATCTTTGGTTACTCGACAGACTGCTTCTGCAAATTCTGAATAAAGTGGGCCGTCTCCGCGTTTACGGTCAGATGCGTCCACCGGCGTCATCCAACGCGGCGGCCATGATTGTATTTTCTTCTTAGCCACGTGATCTCTGCATTAATTCCTGAATGCGTGTCTGTGCTTGCACTTCTGCAATTCCTAGTCTTGATCTTTCGACTGGATTGAATGCGATGAGTGAGAGCATGTTTGTGATTTGATAATCAAGTTGGCGAAGTGCTACTCGATCTCTCCATTCGCCACCGCGAAATACTAGAGCGCGTAGTTGGATTCGCTCATCCATAGTTTCGCAGAGCATCATGACGTGCTCGATGTCTGTCGTTGGAGATATCCATGATCGCCCTGCTTTCCAGATGCGCTCCCAGAGTTTTGTTCCCTCTGGCCCTAATGGTCGAAGCGGTTCTGGTGTTTCTATTGCCATTGGTAGCGCTATGACGTTTGCCTTCTCTGGCAATGGTCGCTTACCTGGATTCCCCAATTTACGCTTTTGTTCTATTGGCTTTGGTGGATTAGGCATTTTCGCTTCCTATGAAATCGTATGTCTTTCCGGTGAGTTCGTTGATTGGCTGCACTCCGGTTAGTTGTTGCCATCTCTTGCAGATCACATCGGCGTAGATTGGATCAAGTTCCACGATCGCTGCTTTCATTCCTAGCGAATGAGCTGCTACCAATGTTGAACCTGAACCACCGAATGGATCAAGAATAAGCGATTCGGTGTTTGCTGAATTCTTGAGAACTCTTGTTATTAAACTAATCGGTTTCATCGTTGGATGTTCTGAGTTTCTGCGTGGTCGCGGCTCTCTGATCACCGTTGATGTATTGCGTGCTGTTTCGATAATCTTGACGAGCTCTGTCTTGCTCAATGTGTCCAGGTCTTTTGTGGCAAAGTCTAGAACGGTTGAATCGTTGAATGGGCCAAACCAGGGATGTGCTGCTCCTGGCTTCCATCCGTAAATAATTGGTTCGTGCTGCCAGTTGTAATCCTGGCGGCTAAGTGTGAAGTTGTCTTTGACCCAGATGAGAATCTGCTTCAACATAAAACCTGAAGTTTTAAATGCTGACCTAAATGTCACGCTACTTCCATCTGCGTGGCAAACATAAATAGGGCAGCCTTCTTTTGCGTTTGCATACATCGCTGCGTATGTCGCGAGAAGGAATGATTCAAAGTCTAGATCACTCATTGAATCGTTTTGAATTGTTAGGTTTTCATTTGTTCCGCCGGTGTATCCGACGTTGTATGGCGGATCGGTAAAGATGCAGTCAGCGAGTTTGTTGTTGAGTGCCTTTGCCAAAATCGCCGGGTCTGTTGAGTCGCCGACGACTAATCTGTGCGGCCCTAGAATCCATACGTCGCCTTCGATGCTATGTGCTTGTCTTGGTTTTGATGGTGCTTCGTCAAGATCTCCGTCCATTGGAATCTCTTCGACCGGCATCTTTAATATTTCTGCGATTGCTTCTGCGCTATATCCGGCGTCGCTTACCAGTTCTGGATCAACGTTTACGAGCTGGTTGATCATTTCGCGAAGTGCTTCTTCGTCGTATGTTCCAAGTTCTGCTGTGCGGTTATCTGCAAGCGCGAATGCTTTAGCTGTGTTGTCATCGTCGTCTGTCCACACGACGGCGATCTCTGTCCAGCCGAGTTGCTTCGCTGCTTTCCATGTGTGGTTGCCTGCGATGATCGTGCCGTCTGCGTGCCGGGCAACTACTGGCTTTCGCTGGCCGAAGCGCTCGAGCGATCGAGCTACGGCGGCCACGTCGCCTATGCGTGGATTGCCTGGCAGTGGATGCAGGTCGTCGATTGGCGTGGCCAAACTTTGCAAGTTTTCATTGATCATTTTTCCCCCTGGTTTTATTCTATCGCGCTCACCTCAAAAACCCCTGAACTGCGTCGGTGCGCGTTCTCG